GAAACCTTTTTAAGCATCATGGCGCCTAAAGCAACGGCACCAACAAAAGCGACTATTGCCACAGCGAAAACAGCAACTAACGCAAGTAGAACTACCGTGGCTTTACCAATCGCAGATAGCGGGATAGCGCCGATTGCCTGTAAAAACGCAATGATTCCGCCAGATGCCGGAGCAGCAGCCCCGGCAGCGCCACCGGCTGCGGTGGCAGCACTCGAAGCTAATGCCACTTTCATAAATCCAGCCGCAATCATCTTGACAAGACCACCAGCTGCCGCGAATACAAATCCCTTCATGAATGCCCAAATGAGCAAAGGTGCCAAAACGTACTTAGCCAAGAAACTTGCTATTGGTTTCCAGTTTTTCGAAAGCCAATTGGAAGCTTTTTCGAAAACTTCATATAGAATAGGACTTACTTTTTTCCACACCCAGCCCGCCATAGCACCGAAAAGCTTAAGCAATATTGTACCCAGCCTGGTAAAAGCGCCGCCAATCTTTCCAGCAGCTCCTTTTTTTGACGAAAAGAAATTGGAGATTTTATCAGCAAACCTACCAAAGATCTTATTGGGATCTCCCTTGCCAGTTATGAGCCAACAAGCTAACTCTTCGATAGGTTTCATTATATCCGCGGTAAACTTCCGAAACTTTTTTGGATCAAACAAGTCTTTTAAGCCCGATAAAAGTTCCGTTGAATTTATCACTTTCATGAAAACTTTGCCAACCGAATCGCCAAAAGCAAAAACAGCCTTTAAAAACGCGCGAATCGTTTCCATCAAGCTCTTCATCTCTTTATCTTTGCCCATCGCTTTCATGAAACCCTTACCGAAAGCATCACCGATACCAGAAAAAGACTGGCCAGCTTCAGCAATCTTCTCGATTGCGTTAGCCAGCTTCAACATGACTTCTTCCTGAGATAGCTGGTTCTCTTCAGCATCACCCGCAGCATCTGCAAAATCTTCGTACGCAACACCCTGGTTTTCGGCCGCGAATGCATTCTTCAAAGCCGACTCAGAGAGACCCGTCTGGGCCATCATCAGTTTCTTTTCCTGACGAGTCATATCTTCTATCGACTTACCCGTGGCAGTGAAGGCTTCACGCATCATGTCGATGCGCTCGGCGGGATTCTCGGCGTTCATCATCTTCATGGTGTCCAATTGGATACCGAATGCTTGGTTTAATTGAGATACGCTATCGGCTGCACCTTCAAAGTCATCAAACTTATCAACAACACCTTTGAGATCTTTCATATCCATGCCAAGTTTTCTAGCATAAGCAGAAGTGGCAGCCATCGACTTGGTACTCATGTTGCCGAAAGTGACAAAATCACCCTTCATGTCAGCTATGTCTTTACCGATATCCTTAGAGCTGAGACCAAACTTTGCAGCCATCTGAAGTGACATACTACCGACTTCAGTCATCATATCAGTTTGAGACTTTCCGGATAGCTTGGCATTTTTCATCATCCCAGCCATCTGATCAGACGATAATCCCAACCCCTTAGAGAACATAACAGCTTGGCCAGCACTCTTTTTGAACTCATCTCCCAGTAAGTTCATAGCAGGACCAAGTGACTTGGCGATACCAGCAACTTCTCCCATCATCTTTGCCATACCATCGGCGCCGTGGCCGAATACTCGACCCACACTTAACCCAGTGCCAGCTAATTTTCCAGATGATTTCGTAAGAGTGTCGTATGCACCTATAACATTTTTAGCAGGACCCTCAGCAAAGTTACCGAATTCTTTACGAACGTCTTCATATGCTTGGCGTAAGGCAGTACTAGCTTGGGCGGCATTGTTTGCCATGCTGATAAGACCGCTGAAGAGAGCGAAAGGGATTGCAATAATTGCCTTACCGATTTTGAACAAGCCACCGACGAAGCTTTTTATTAAACCACCAGCACCGCTTAAAGATGTCCCCATATCTTTAAACCCGCGAACAAGACCCATGACACCGCCGATACCAGCAGCAGTGCCCGTGCTCATGGAACTAAAAAATCCATCAGACGATTTTTTGCTTTTATCTTGAGATTTTGCAGCTTTATCTTGAGCAGCAGAAACCTTTTGAAATCCGCCAGCTACTCTTTCTTGATTTTCTGCATTTTTTTCTTGGGCGCTGTTTAGTTGCTGAGATATTCCAACTTGTTGTCCGCCAGCGTTATTTAGCTTTTCCTGAAGATTGACGCGATCTTGGAGTAGTTTATTAAGCTGTGCTTGTAGTTCAACTTGATTTCCAAGATCTTCAGTTCCGTTCGCCACAATGCCCCCAAGAATTAGCTATCAGCTATAATTATTACGCAGCAAAATTTTGCGTAATAATTTAAAAAGGCCAATAAATACCGGTCGCATTAAAAAACGATCTTGATGCTCTCTTTTTTTCTATGATTGCTTTCTTAACTTCTAGTATATTAGAATTTTCTGAACACAGCACGTCATATAATTTTCTAGACGTAGAAAGGACACCAGCAGTGGCTTCAGCTATTTTTCTATCACCATTAATTTTAAAAGATTTATTTTCGCTCATTACATAAGCTGCGCAGTCAGCAAAAAAATCTCTCCATTTAATTTCGTTTAACATATCTCTAATTATGTAAACCTTCTCAATTTTGCTGGTACTTGTGCACGATTCCTGCCCTGCATAGCCCTAAGGCTGGGATCATTATGATGTGCTGCTCGGGTTGAGGCCCCTTCGCCATTATTATTTTTGTTAGATTCTTTAATTTCTTTGTTGATTCTCTCTATGAACCATATTCTCTGCCATATTGGTAAAAAATAACATTCCCAATAACCAAAGCCCATGTAATACATCAGAAGAAATATCTGGTTTAAAAAAACCTCTTTATAATCAGGCGTCAGGCCAAAAAAACGTGGCTCCTAAGGGCAACTTCACCTCTGAGCTTTCAGTGCAGTGAATGCATTCTAACCAACCGGTTAAATCAATACCAGGTTCGTTATTATCCAAATGTCTTCTTAAAGCTAAAGAATCACGAGCTGGCATATTTTTGACAAACATATCAATCTTCGTACGATCTTTGATTCCGTTAACGGATATTATCGAATAATTTAACCGTTGAGTTACCATGTGATCACCGGCGATGCCACGTTTCTTGCGACGCTCAGCCATAGTCATGATCTCTTGTTCATCTTCCCCCGTTAAAAACTTAAATTTTACTGGCAACCCAGTCGATGGAAGCTTGAACGCAAACGCGTTTGCACCGATTGAAATCGGGCTGGTTTTGAGAGTCTTGATCGGCATATCTGTTAAATCAAAAGATTGTTTAGATCTTTCACCGCATGCTGGACAATCTACCTCAACATGATAATCTGGACCGTAACCAGTTACTCGAAGAGCTGTCATTACTGCATTACGATCACCTGACAGCATCGTATCTGGATTGATAGATTTATCAATAAGACAAGATTTTAAAAGATGCGTAATGACTGTGCCTTTTTTAATTAGGGCTCTAGAAGTTAAAATATCTTCATCTTTTGCAGTCATTGCTTTGATATCTACAGTCTCTTTACCGTGTAACGGATCGTCTACATCATAAGTTACACCTTTTGATGGTAACGGAACAGATTCAACAGGAACTTCAAAACCAAAATCATCTTTCATGACATTCTTCATAGGTATAGAAGAACCAGCATGACCGAAAAGCTCTCCTCGTGGAGAATTGTTTTCGTTTTCACTCATATTATAATACCTCGCTAATATAATATTACTACTTAAAATTTATAAAGAAGATCCATAGAGTAAATAAAAAAAAATCAAGAAGCGCACAAGGCACTTCTTGATAATCTGTGGTTTAAAAGAAGATTATTAATATGCTAGTATTGAAGTACGCAATTATCGAATCGAATCGTCATTGATATCTCAGCGGGATCTTCAGAACCATAATCAAGATCACCGAAACCGGCAGATTCTAAAAAGCAGCCCTTGAAATCCCAAAGCTCAACGACGGTACCAACAGCATCTAAAAGCTTAAGCTGGCAGTCACGCTTATAAAAATCAGCATAACCCGCTCGTCCCGATACAGATTCAAAATGAGTTCTCACCCACTCCATCACCTGCTGCGCACCCGACGGTGCAATCGGATCATGAATAGTCACGCTTAAAGCATCAAACTTAGATTTACCAGCGATAAATCGAGTCGAATTCATGAAAGGAATTTCAATTCCCGCAGTGTTTACTGTCGGCCGGCTAGCGGTCTTAACTAAGTACGCATCGATACCCTCGATGGCAAAGACCCAGCGAAACTTTCGCTTGGGCTCAAATTTATTTGGCAACATGCTTGAGACATTTAGTGTTTCGGCCATTTTTTTCTCCTAATCTCCTTTTAAATATACCCTATATTAGATTTCTGCACCTGCATTTGTAATAACAAAGTCAAGTGAAATAAATTCAACTGAACGTGTAGGTTGCAAGAAAATCTTTCCACGCAACGTGTTATTTTCAACATCATTCTGTGTAGTTGTCGTTGTGTCAATTCTTACTAAAAATCTATCCACACCCTGTTGCTGCTGAATCTGTCGCAATATCGGGTGCACCTGAGCTGAGAACCTTGCTAACGTTGCTTCTCTATTCGGTTCAAAAATGAAAGAATTGGCAACATTGCGTACTCTTCGACGAATCTCTATCAATAACCTACGAACATTAACTCTATCTAAAGAACTCTGAGTTCTTAGCAGAGTCTTTTGCCCAAAAACAACGACGCCAGCAGTATGCGGAAACGAAGTTAATGGATTGATATCAGCTTCATACAAAGAATCTAAATTATCTCTGTTCAATTTAACTTGTGTTTCTACTACGTTGCCCATTGCACCTCGAGTAAAACCTGCAGGGGCGTACCAGGGGTGAGCCAGCTGATCATTCAGTGAAAACGCTCCAAGAACTGGGACAGATGGCGGTGCTTGGACATTTTGACCAGTAGCAGGATCTTGCAAAATGACATCAGGAAAGTAAGCTGCAGCAAAGCTAGAATCTAAAACTCTGTTACTAAACTGGCTGACTGTGTTTGTCACGCTTACTTTTTGTGATGAGCCAGTAATAACTAAATTATCAGCATCGTAAACAATTGCATCCATGATGAACATCGCATCGAATCGATCTTCAACAGACTCAATAGCTTTATCAGTGATCAAAGTCTGCCTAATACCAGGAATCGCAAGAAGTTGAATATCTACATCGCTCTTTTCGGCTAACACATCGGTTGCTTTCATAAAAGTTGCTGCAGTGGGTCCAGTCTTTCCACCCTGATCAGAAGGCCAATCAACTTCTCTCTTAATAGCCGTATCTGACAAGCTAGCTTTCTCTTTATCAAATATTTCCAGCCCATCAAAACCACCCTGAACAAAAGCTGTAAACTTTAGATACCGTCTAACGGAACCCAAATCTAGGTCGCTCTGAGAATTTAAGAATCGAGTCTTACTAGCAGCTGAGTTTCCATCAGTATCAGTAATGGCATAATTAAGAACACCATTTCTTCGATACTCAGCCACTGACCACTCTCGAGAATCCGGAGCGTTAGAAGCATTTGTAACTATTTGGATGTTCTCTATAGCGAAAGCGTTATTGTTGTAACTGTCAGCCGCGTCAGAGTTACGACTTAATAAAGCTAAATCGTTCAAATCATAATCTGGAAAATACTTTGTCAATGAAGACATCATGGTTGTAATTCGAGTGTTTTTATTCGGCTCAGCATAGAGATCATCAGCTTCAAACTGGACTCCCCAGCAGAAAGATGAATTAGATCTCTTCTTCGGAACAGTTCCCAACCCTACTGTTCTTCTCATTGGAAGTGGCGGGGTCTTAATGACTTGATGCCCGACTAAAGTCGCGTCAAATATCGATGGCTTCGCGAAAGTGCCTGCATTATCGATGTTGAGCTTAGGAATACCACGAAATCCCATGGGAAGAGCTGTCGCGTCTATTATCCTGTTCGCAACTGCATCAGAAACTTCTATTCGAATATTTCTTGAATTATTTTCAAATTTCCCGTGAAGAGTAAGCTTCTGTGAACCAGAACGCTTATCAAAATCATAAAACAAGTGATAATCGCCAACGATACGAGCAACATACCTGTCTGACTGAGTGTCAAGGCTGAGACTTGAAAACCTCTCCAAAACAATTGGTTCTCTATCACTATCGTCGAAGCTTCTTACAAGCAAATCAAACGTTCCGTAGCGATCTTTATCACTTTGAGATCTTCTGATATTTTCGATCGTAATCTTAAAGACAACATTACCGCCTGAACCGTCGTCTAAAGAGTGAACCTTGAAAAGGTCTTGGCTCTGGCCACCAAACTTCTGAGAAACTATAGTAGGCGAGACCGCGGTTCTGTATCTGTCAGAAAAACATTCTGTGTTTGGACGCGTAATTGTACCAGCATTTCTAGATCCCTGAGCACTGACCATAAATGCGCAATCTTTATCAGCCGCTTCGTCATAACCCGATGCTAAGTAAGGATTGCTTTTTGCTACGGGTGTTGCGTAAGAGCTAAACATCCCGTAATGTGTGTAGAGATAGTGACCAGCATCTTGGATAGCGGTCGGATCTGTATTTAATACGTTCGGAAAGTAATTCGTTGACTGCGGATCGAATGAAGCGGTTATCGCGTTAGGATACGTCGATGTCTTCTTATGACCATTAAGTAGCACAACAAACTCTTGCTTACCGCTTGATATATCAATAGCACCGACATCTGAACCACCATTATCGATACCGACAGTATCTCCAAACTCGTAAGTAGCAGAAGCTGCTAATTGAGTTGAAACATTTGCACCGTTCTTAAATCGACCGGATGTGGCTGCAGCGGCTGCGGCTGTTGGCGTTACATTCTGAATATCGTTTAAGATAACTGTGTTACCCGTTGCTCCAGCTTTGTTCTGAGTCAATGTTATAGATTGATTGCCGGTGTCTTCGCTAGGAACTGAACTGACTATAACTGATCCGTTGTGACCGGTCGAACCCTCAATAGCAGCCTTGAGCCTAACCAAAAAATCGTTTTGTGTATCAGCTGTCATGACATTGACTGCGATGCCATCTGTGAATGGAGCACCAGCAGTTCCATCACCTGTATCTGAACCGTTTGCTAAAGCAGTGCCATTAGCAACTGCGAGAGTACCACCTCCCGTGGCTGGATCGCGAGGAGTACCACCACCAAGAACTACTACATATGTCTTCGCAACGCCATCTGTATCAGTAATCTTTATTGACTTCTTCTCTCCCATGCCGTGCGTTTCATCGCCATCTGTAACTTTTATCGTTGCGACGCCTGGAGCTTTGACTCCCGGTTGTGCTACGGGGGTGTTATTCGTCACCTCTGACCTAGAAGCTGAGAGGGATGGTACAACACCCGATGGGAACATAAGGACACCCCGAAGGACTGGAGCATACCCTGAACTGCCGACACCGGACTCTTGGAAGACTCTCTCGCCGTCGCCGCCAGTAAAGGCAGCTGGTTGGGTCAGAGTTGATAGCGTAACTGTCGAAGTAATTTGTGTGTTACCGTCTTTGCCAGCGGTTTGAGTTAATACAATATTCTTCGTTCCATCACCAGCTGTATCTATAACCAAAGTAACTTTGCTATTTGCAACACCAGCATTATGGCCAGCTGTAGCATTTACTGCAACTTTTAGCTGAGCTAATAAATCGTGTTGAACTGAAACTGCACCAGCATTGACAGATACTGCGATTCCTCCGATTCGTGAATCACCTGCTGCTAAAACAATATCAGTCGCTGCAACTGGAAGATCTCCAATCTTATTAGTAGCTGCTAAAACATCTCCGGTAGCAATATTCGGAGCGTCAGTGGCCGAATCTGTGAAGACATACTGCTTCGACGTTCCGTCAGTTGAGATAATCGTCACTGACTTGCCGATCAGCGTAGCATATGGAGCGTCGGTTGTCAGTGCCAGAACTGCATCACCATCAGCAACTGCAAAGGTTGCTGCTCCCTTACCGTGATCGCGCTCTTTCATCAAGCAACCAAGAAAATGTGTCCGACCCTTAATCCCACTAGCAGTCACCCCACCAGTAAAATCTGTCACTGTAACTCCCGCAAGGTGAGCGATGAGGTCGGCATTATTAAATAAGATCTCTGTATTACCTGTGGATGAGACTACTTCTTGCGTTAACGTTATCGTACCAGCTACGGTGGACGCTGCTTTTATTTTATCCTTGTGGGTAGAAGCGCCTGTGCCTTCATTTATGATATCTTTTAAATCATCAGTAAAGTTTGCTAAAGTATCAATCCTAAATTGCTTGTTAGTCCGGCGAGTTGCGGCGACGGCTTCGGCTGCAGCCGTATACGTTATCTGCGTTCCATCAGTTGAGACGATAGTGAAAGTATCACCGACTGCCATGTTTCCTCTGGCAGCATCCGTAACTACAATTGATCCAGTGGCTTTTACTCCAGCTGCATTTGCTCCAGCGAACGAGTTCGGTTTTACTTGACCATTCTGATTCGGATCAACCATTTCAGAGCCAACTACGAACCCAGCATTATTGACAGAACCAGCTGTCTGGCCGTCACCGCGTGAACCCGTTGCGGCGACATCAATCCTAGCTTTACCGTCACCAGCTCCCAAAACTCTTAAGTAGAGGCCGGCCCGAGCATTCGTGAACCACTCTCGAAGAGCCATTGGGCCAAACTTGTCAGCGCTTATCGCTCCAAACTCAGCAACAAACTCTGATAGGTTAGCAAACACAAGAGGTACAAAAGCGCGGCCTTTTGCTGCCGTGCCGATCACGCCGGCGGGAACGCCGACTGGACCAACTTTTGATGGGCCAGAAAGGTCGATTTCTCGAGTACTTACTCCTGGACTTTTAAATGTCAGTTCTGCCATTTGTTAACTTCTCCTATAATTCTCTTACTCAAAAGAAACTCCACTGTTCGTGATGATAAAATCAATCGCGATAAATTCAATTGCGCGGGTTGGTACAACAACAATTCGACCGTTAAGCCTATTATTCTCAACATCTTCCGAGTTGTTGTTTGTATCATCCATGATAATTTTGAAACTTTCTACGCCCGCCTGAGCCTGAACCGTCGCAAGCAGTGGTGTCACTAAGTTTATAAATCTTGCTCTAGTCTCTGAGTTGTTCGGCTCAAAAAGCAGTCTTTCCGCCACACCTGTTATCAGCCTCTTAATCTCAAGCAACATTCTTCTTACATTTACTCTATCAAGCGCTGATTTTGCTAGCTGCAACGTCTTTTGACCAAAAATCACGATCCCGCCATCTGGAAAATTCGCGATTGGGTTAATTCTTGCATCATATAACTCGTCTCGATCGCCAGCAGTTAACCTCACATCAACGCTTGTTACGTTATCTAGAGCACCGCGGTTAAAACCAGCTGGTGCAAACCAAGGAAACGAAACTGAATCACTAAAGGCTAACGCTTTCATCGCAGCAACTGACGCTGGAACTTTAACTTGCGTTGAGTTAGCTGAATCAGCTAAAATGACATCTGGAAAATACGTCGCGGAATAATTGCTATCAACGACCCTTGAGGAAAAAGTCTCAGCTGTCTCTCTCACATCTGGTGTTGTATCACGCAAACCCGTGAAAGCAGTCCTGTTTTCAGTACCGAATAACCTAGCACCGGATTCGGCGTAAGGCGGGATATCCATAAGGTACAAGGCTAACGAGTACTCTTTTGTTTTCTCAGCAGCAAAATCCGTGATAAAAGAATCCCTGATTCCAGGTATGGCCAATATGTTGTGCCTAACTGTCATCGGATCAGTCATTATCCTCGATGCTTGCTGGTATGAAATAACTGTACTATTCCTCTGTCCTATACCCGGTTTGCCACCGTAAAGACCTGTCTTAGCTGCGAAGCCTGTATCAAACTCAGTTGAAGCTCTTCCTTCAAAATCAGTTGGGGCATCGGCTGACGCTGCTTTATCATTCATCCTGTGCGAATCTAAATCTAAGATATTCAGACCGTCAAAACCGCCAAACAGTGGGAAAGTAAACTTGTTATATGTAGTGAATCGGTTAAACTTCACTGATGAGCTAGCTAAAAGCGTTGCCATCGTCACTCGACCGAGAGTAGTACCGTCCGGATCTTGGACTGTGTAATTGCTACCGTCAACAGCAGCATCTCTTAAATAAACTGCTTCGAGCATGTGATCTCTAGCAGATGATGATACGAATTCGGCTATATTTGAAGCTGAAGATGCTTTGTTAAGAGCAACTCTTGCCAAAGTAAACTTATTAGCGTTGTACTCATCGGCCGCTGAACCTGTCACTAGTGCACCAGATTTGAGGATACCTTGAAACTTAGTGTATCCAGCAATCAACTCGTTAAACATGCTTCCTGCATTTGGATTCAATACCGAATGTGTAACTGAACCTGTTCTTGGTAACCTCTCTGATTTCATGCCCCAGTAAAGCTTTGAATCAACCTTTTCTGTTAAAGCTGGATTACCAGACGGTGATGTGTCTCCAGATGGCATCTTACCGCGGGTAACTTTATATCTCATCGGAAGCGGCGGAAAGATCGGTGATGCCAACTGCCTGTCTTCACGGTCAGTCTCATCAATCAAAATCTTAGTATCAATCCTCGTCTTGTCGCCAGAATCTAAATCAGTTGCAGCTGAAACTGTGTTTCCTAAAGCTGTGCTGCCCTGCATCAAAGCTGACATAGCATCGTCAGTCAATGACTCAGAAGTCTTCAACACCGGTATGCCACGAAAACCAAAAGGTAATGCTGAATTTGGAATTTCTCCACTTTCGTAAAGATCACTCATGACGACTCGAACATATAATGAACGGTTGGGATACTTTCCGGTAACGATTATCCTTCTCTCTTCCTCAATGTCAGCATCGAAATTGTAAACTGCTTTATAATCGCCAATAACCCTTCCGATGAATCTCTCGCTATTTGAATCAAGGGTACAACCGGGATAAGACTCGAGAATCTCGGGATCAGAATCAAGATCTCTAAACTTCCTGACTAAGACTTCAAACGTTCCCCAAGGATTTGCCTCATCGAGGGAAGCTTTAATGTTAGCAATAGATACTTTAACTTCTTCGTTACCAGAATCACCATCGCTAAGTGACTCAAAGTACATAATATCGAACTCTTGAGTACCAAATGGCTGACTGATCACCCCGGGAGACTTGGCAGTTGAGTACCGAGTATCCATCCGACCCATGACTGACCATGCTTTCTGGTACGCACCAGAAAAAGGAGAGTCTGCGACTGTTTTATCAGCCGGAGGGGCGACAAAAACTTTTGAAACCGGAGCAAGCTCATCCTCAACAGGAAGATCTAAATAAAGCAAATGTTTAGACTCTAAGAACTTGTGTGGATTTGTGTTAAGAACCTTAGATATGTATGACGGGTGCTCTGGATCCAAGCTAGCCGTAATCGTTCGATAGACTGTTGCATTATCTGTTCCGACAATGACAATCTTAAACTCTTGAGTTGAAATTGCAGAGTCTGAATCTAACAAAGAAACTAAACCGTCAGTTGAAAGCATCGTAGCTGCATCACCAAAACCATTGGCAAATGTTGCTACGACATCATCTCCCTCGCCGTCGGTGATTAATACGTCCGCTGCACCGCCTGCAGCTGTCTGGAGCGCTCTTAAGCTAGAACCATCTGTGACAGTGACAGTTTTGCCAGCAACAGCGCCCGAAGTTATTAACTCCCTAAGTTCTGCAGTTGTAAGGTTAACGGCGGTGTCGCCGTTGTTATCACCATTATTAGGTGTAATTGTACAAACAATCGCTGCTGCTGTACCAGTGAACACTGCCAAAACTGTAGCTAGTGGGTTGGCCGCTGGAGCCACAACTTGAATTGTAAATGTATTACTGTTTCTACCCTCGCCGGTGGCCACGCTAGTCAATGTAATATCATTTGTTATATCTAATGTCGCGACGGCTGCAACATCATCTCCAGCCGGATTGTAAGACGCGTATGTATATGTCGCGGCAGTTCCCATTGCTGTAAGCCTGTAGCCGGCTGCCGTATAGACAACACCGCGAAGCATCTGTGCGTAGCCGTTTCCGCGGGCAACTGATGGGTTATCTTGCAGTAATGGTAATGTATTAACACCGTATGACGATTTTGTATCAACATCAAGCTTATGCTGTGCTGTCACAAGAAAAACGCCGCCATCAACCACATTTACCGAAGCGTAAGTCTCAACATCACCTGATGATATCCTCTTAGCGTTAATTGATGTCTGGTTACCGTGAACCCGGAAGCCAGCTCCCTTAACCACGCCCTGTGTCCTTGTCGCATCACGGTCGGCTGCGGTGTCGTTACCACCCGCACCCAAGACCCTCATGAAAGTTAGCGCTCTTTTGTTCTTTAAAAATTCAAACGCAGCATAAACTGCTGGGCGGTTCGGATCTAAACCGCCAAACCTGCTAATGAAATCTGTAAAATCTCCGACGGTCACAGGTACAAAGGCGGGACCCTTTGCAGATGTACCGATAACACCGCCAGGAACTCCTGAAATTGCCTGGCGCCGTGAGGCAAGATCTATTTCCCTCTCAAAAAATCCTGGGGATCTGAATGTTTGCTCTGCCATGTATGGATTCTCCTGTGATTCTCTTATGCAACCATCTTATAACTATTTTATAAAAACTCTAGTTTCTCGTGGTTCTTCATATTTATTTTTTAATTAAATCGTCAAGCTTCATAACGAACCCCTTCGCTCGAAAAACTGTCTCACCAGATTTAAGATTCTGATCCGTTATCTTGACCTCTATCAATCTTTTCTTTCCCGTTATAGGATCTATGACTTCAATTCTTTGCACAGTTCCCATTGACCCTATATTATTATTTAATGTCGTAGTTCCCAAAGAATCCAAATTACTGGTAATTTCTTTGTTGGAAGAACCACCGATTTCCTGTTTTGCTTGATCAGAAAGCTCATGTGAAAGATCTTCTAGAATACGATTATCTAAATCCGCAGTATTCACAGTTGCGCCTAATTTTGACGGAGGAACTTCCATTGCTGTGTGCAGTGTAAAGCTAATATTTGGTGCTGAGACGTACCTTCTTACCGGTGTCGGTTGGCCGACGCTTCGTGGAGCTACTAAGTAAGCTTTAACTTTCATGTTTATCGAACACTTAACTAGTCTTTCTTGCTCTGTGAAGTCATCAAAATTAACGTCCGGAGAAAAAGAATCTTCAACGAACGCAGAAAAATAATACCCCTTTGGTGTGTCAAGCCGAAAAGATGGCCGGTTATTATCAGTGTACCCACCCATGAATATGGTCAGTGCTTGGTTCATCTGTTGCGTATACTGGCACCAAAATGTTATATCATAACTAGCTATGTAATGTTTGATGGGCGGTATTTCGTATATTTCGAATATGTTGTATCCCAAATCTTCTTTGATCAAGGGGTTCGAAACGCCGCCCGAGTTTATGCCGCTTTTAATCATCTTTTTACCAGCTTCTGACTTTCCGTCACTAGTATCGATTGATTTTAACTTAGCTAGCTCATCATTATTTTTGATTCCCTGTTTGTTAACGTAAGACTGAAAAGCTGCATCTTCGGGAGCCAAACGCTTCTTGATAACTAATGGGATATTTTCGCCTATTCCTTGCGTGTGCTCAACGCCAGTTCTCATGATAGATATCAATGGTAAAATAAGGGCGTCGTTAGAGTCTCTTAACGGTTTCTTTCTAGCTAACAGCGCAAAACGTTCACCCGTCGCAAAAATAACCGGAATTTTTATCATCTTTTTATTTGACTTAACAGTAAAATTTAGTTCTTTTTCAAATAAATCAAAAATTGATCTGTCAACATCTTCGATTGTGCATGACGGTATATCAAGACCTGCAACTTGCTCGCCATCTTGGTAACCCAAGTCTGTTTTTCCGCCGGCACCCTTCTGCGCGTTATATCTAGTGGCCACTACTCATCACCGTAAAAAGATGAACTAATAGTTTTTTCATCTCCCTTCTCGGAAACTTCAGTCGGACCAGTTTCTGATCTTTCTATCTTCCCTTGCACTATCAAAGCTCTCTTATCGGCCGTCTCTCCAAGCCTATTCGTCTCTTGTCCGCGTTGCTGGACAAAAGTTTTCTGGACAGCATCATCATTATCAGTATCGCCCTGATCAGTCGGCCCGTGGGCATGGACATCAATCTGTCCCTGTCGGGCTTGCTTACAAACCAGCTTTATGCCAGTCTTGTACTCAACCTGCCCAAAGATCAGAGAAGTAAACACCGCGCTTGTGACTTCGAAAAACGTATCTCCAAAACTTAAATAATCGCCCTCTTTAGCTTCTAAACTGCGATCTACAAATCTCTGTGTTGTATATATACCTGGATCGTCCGAAACTTTTCAGACCCAAACTTTGTCGTCCTCACTTCAGCGGGATCCCAATCAACACGAGCTTCAATTTCTACCGGTGGATCGAAGACCTTCGTGACAGCTTCCTCATAAACGTCATGAATATCAGTCAAGTCCGGCCTGATCTTATAATAGTATACCTTTTGCCCAATGACGTCTTTAGTGATCTCTTTCGTCAGATCAGATATAAAGTCAATTTCTCTAGGCGTTATGAAAAGTCTAGCCATTTCTCATTATCCCATCGTTATCGCTTTGCCTAATGGAATCGGGACTGACTTTAGCACTGTCTTGATCGCTTCAGCTGATTCAGCTTCTCCTTTGAGGAGGTTACCATAAGAAAGAGTATCTAACAACTCAACCATTTTATCGACTAGTTTCGCTTGATCTTCTCGGCCTTGGCTAATCAGTTCTGAACCATTTAAGCTTAAATCACTATCAGGTAGTGGAACACTAGAAAACTTCGATCTCACAAGACCCAAGAGCTCTTTACTTAATGCTAAACCGTACTGCCTAACCCACTGTCGACCGATCTCATTAATTTTTTCATACTTCAAATTTCCGAATGGGACGTTAGAGAGGTTAGACACTCCATAAATCGTCCCATCTTCAATGTGTGGATTGAGCGGATCTGGATTGAATGCGATCTTGAACCAAAGCTTCTTATCGTCTAACTGCGGAATCGGAAATATACGCAGTTTACTGCCCATTATCTGGTAAGAATAGTTCGACCTCCGCACCCGGTTACTGATATCCATCTGGCCAGCGCGCAATATATCTTCAAAAACGGGCAAAACGTAAAAAACTGTCTCTGGAGTGAAAGATTCAAAAGCAAACTCATTATTCAAGTAATTGATTGCTGATGATGTATCAAAAAACCGATATGAAGCTTGCGGTGAGAAGTGCATTACTTCTAAGATCTTCATTCGAGTCCTAGGGTTATTGAAACTGCTACTAACCATCAACGTACCATTAGGAGCTTTTAGCTCTTCGTATATATCATAATCTTGCCGGCCCTTTTGCAGATCAATCGAACCCGAAAATGAATTATATGAACTCCCGATGCCCGCCTCGCCTGCATAGGGTTCAGCCGCACGCAAAAGAAATTCAATATTCTGTCTTGGATGTAGCTCTTCTGCTCCTGTGAGTGATCCAGTCGGTATACCTAATAGATTGGTCAACTGCGACTTGCCATGAGCTTCTAGAACGATTCTGCCATACTCTAGGAACGACTCTTCAAAGCACGCCCATATCTGTTTTTTTGTCAACTCAACGCTAAGAATATCGTCACCCAGCTTACGCTTGACAAAAGTCACCATTGAATCGGCTTCACGCGCGAAAATGGGATCTTCATCAAAAAATCCGAATGGGGTTGGTCTAAGGGTACTTGTAAATGAAGACATATCTCACTCCTAAACTAAATATGGAATAGGAGTGAGAATATCTTTGAGATATGAAGAAACCTGGCAAATCACTCAGGCAGTAGTGATATCAAGTCTCAGTAGTTAACCATCTACCTTGAGTAGCATCCCAAACGCAAAGTAAGCAACCGCCACCTCCGATGATAGCTGCTGTCCCAAGTCCAACCCAAGACACGCCTTGGGCTGCAAATGTTATTTTCTCATCTACACCTGCTGTAGCACAGTTCATAACGATGCAAAGCTGGCCATCTTGAGTGCCCTTTTCCAATATGACACCGGTGCGGTCGGCTGCGGGGTCTACTCG